TTTAGAGATGCACCTGCATTTAATCAAAACATAGGGACTTGGGATGTAGCAAATGTTCAAACCTTTTCAGGGTTTATGTTAGGCAAAACACCTGCAACTTTCTCTACAACTAATCTTAACGCAATCTATAATGGGTGGAGTACACAAGCAGTACAGCCAAGTTTAAGTATAGATTTTGGCACTGCTAAATATACATCAGCTGCTACAGCAGGTAGGTTAATTTTAACAGGTACAGCATTATGGACCATAACTGACGGGGGTATATAACATGAAATACTTAATTATATTACTTTTATTATTGTCGTCATGCTCTTTGGAAAAAAGATTGGCGAAATATTGCCCGTTGTGTGTACAAAAAGATAGTACAGTAACTATAATCCAGCTTAAAGACACAACCATAACAATTCCTGGTGAAACAATAACGCTAATAGATACACTTTATTGTGACTCATTAGGTAATGTTATATCTAAATTAAAAGAGGAACTAAGAGATAAAGATGGTAACTTGGTAAGCGTACAAACTAAGATTAAAGATAATGTGTACTACACAAAAGCTAAGGTACACACAATATATAAAACAATTAAGGGTAATGATGTCTATCATACCAGAGTTGTCACCAAAACTTTAAAACCAGAGAAGATTAAATATATTCCGTGGTGGGTAAATTTCTTCGCTGTACTAGGGGTAATACTATTTATAATACTACTTATATACTTTGGTTATAAGCTGATTAAACTTTATTTATTATGAAAACACAATTATCTTTATTGATACTATCTATACAATCAAAAATTTTGACACTTATATCTATATGCCTTGCATTCTTTTTACCAATATCAGGGATACTTCTGATGATTGGAGTACTTATTGTTATAGATACTGTTGCAGGAATCTGGAAGGCTAAGAAGGTAGGAGAGAAGATTACATCTAGAAGACTATCTGCTATTATAAGTAAGTTGGCACTATATGAGGTGACCGTTATAATGTTTTTTTTAATAGATGTATTCATTCTAAATGATATCATACTTACTTTTTTCAGTGTACCATTTATGCTCACAAAGGTAGTGGCACTAGTGCTAGCCAGCATCGAGGTGATGTCGATCAATGAGTCATGGAAGCGAGTTAAGAACATCGATTTATGGACCAGTCTTAAGAACCTACTATCTAGAAGTGCTGAGATAAACGATGACATTAAAAAAATAAAGAAATGACATACACTAGAGAACAAATTGAAAAAGCTGTAAAGGCTAAAGGATATGTATACTTTGCAGGTCCTAAAGACTATGATGTGAATATTGTAGGAGTAAGGAACTCAGCACCAGGTCAAAAGGTTACAAATATCTTTGATGACAAAATAACTATCTCTTATAGAGTAGATGGTAAATGGCACTATCATGATTGGGATGCTACTACTGAGCCTGGCAAGAAGGGAGTTATTCAATTCCATAATTCTAAAGGTGTTGCGAGATTAGTTCCAGGACAATATAGAGGAGCTTATGCTGTATCTATGCATCTGGGTAAATATCAGGCAGTATGTCAAAGACTAGCAGATGTGACTGTATGGAGAGATGGTAATAAAGACATGACATTTGATGAGACAAAGACTGATACTGGAATGTTTGGAATTAACATACACAAGGCAGGAACTGTTTCAAACTTTGTAGAAAACTGGTCAGAAGGATGCCAGGTCTTTAAAAAAACTAAGGACTTTAATGAGTTTATGGTAATAGCGAATAGAGCAAAAGCAATACACGGCAATCACTTTACATATACATTGATTGAATCAAATGACATTTAAAAAAAATATGTAAATTTGTAATAATGAAAAAGCAATTAGAGTCTAGCAAAAGAATAGTTCGATTTATCAGTCGTCCTGGAGTTCATGCTAAGAGCAAGACATCACAATTAAAGACATCAAAGAATTATAAAAAAAAATATAAAGGACAAGGGAAATGAAAATAAATAGCTATAACAATTCAACGCCAACAACAAGTACTACATTAATTGGATCAGACAGTACGGGAGAGACATTTAATTTTACTGTTCAATCAGTCTTTGACTTAATATACAGTGGTGTATTAAATGTTAACGCTTCTGTTGATGCAACAAATTCACTAACATCTGCTACAATTACTAGCACAAACACATACTTTACTGGCACAGTTGCTGGAGCTAGTTTTGCAATAACTTTTCCAGCTGCAAATTCCAACTTAAATGGCATAAAGTACACAGTAATGTCCACAATTGCAAGACCTACTACAACATGGATATCTACTGGTGCTACCTTTGTTGGTGCACCTGCTGCATTAGTAGCAAATACCCCAGTATGTTTTCAGTACAATCATTCTGACCTTAAGTGGTATATCTCATTATAATTAGTATATTTGCATAATAAATTTAATAAAATGAAAAAAATAAAAAAAGAGGAGCTCTCTAAGTTAGTTGAGCTTAACACAAACTTTCGGGAATTAAAGTTCCAATTGGCAGACATTGAGGTTACCTTCAATAGACTAAAAAGCCAAAAAATCGCTACACTTTCAAATCTTGAAACAGCAGCCTTTGATCTATCGTCTTATCAGGATGAGATAATTAAGGAGTATGGAGACATTAAAGTAAATCTACAGACAGGTGAATATAATTAGAAAAGTGTCTATTGGCCCTGACTACATGAAGTGCATGCACTATATGTTAGGGCAAGAAGTTCTTGATAGAACTTGGGTAATAGATTCCATACTAAAGGATGACTCTGGATCAATATCTATATGGATAATTAAATCTGGAGAAATAATTAAGTGGAAAACTTTTTCTAGTAACGTTCCAACATCAATAGAGTTTAAAATAGATTTTTAATGAAGTCACCATACTGTTTTATCATCAAGCCAGTTGATGGAAAGCGGTACGATAATATAAGAACTTACGGAGGTAAGCCATTTGTCATAAGCTCATCACAGGAGGACCACAAATCTACAAATAGGTTTGCTGAGGTAATATGCACACCAATGTACTACACTGGACCAATAATGCCAGGGGATATAGTGGTTGTTCATCACAACACATTTAAGTTTTACTACGACATGAAGGGTAGACAAAAGAGTAGTTGGAACTACTTATTTGATGACTTCTTTATTGTTCAGGACGATCAACTGTACCTTTACAAGTCAGGTGAATCTGATTGGATGGCACCGTCACCATTTTGTTTTGTAAAGCCAATCCCATCAGAGGATAAGGTGTTCTCATCTTTGGGTAGTCTTGAGGAATTGTGGGGTGAACTAATCTTTACCAATAATGAATTAGAGGGTGTATCGGTTGGTGATGTAGTTTCATTTACTCCAGACAGCGAGTATGAGTTTAAAATAAACGGTGATTTAGTTTACAGAATGTACAACAGGAACATATGTCTAAAAAAATAGAAATACTTGAGGCTGGTAAGAAGGCTATTGACGAGCTTATTAAGGTTCTGATGGAGCCAATTATTACTCATGCTGAGGATGACCTTACCGCTGATAAATTAAAAAATGCAGCCTCTGCTAAAAAGTTAGCCTTTGACGATGCACTATCTATGCTACATAAGATTGAGGAGGAGGAGAACAAAGATAAAAATGTAGACATCGTTAAGATTGATCATGGAAGGCAAGGATTTGCTGAAGGAAGAGCTAAGAATGGAAAATAACTTATACAGGGTTGTTTTAGATCAAGTTCCTAAAAGTGTTGTAACTACAAGGAATAAAAAGAAAGCATGGTCTTACGGATACAGCAGTGACTATGACTTTGTTGTAATATCTAAGGACGGTACTATAGGTGAGATATACGAAATAGGGGGTCTAAAGGTTGCACTCCCAAGCACCCCAACCAAGGTAGACAACTTTAACAATGTTTGGACTCCAAAAGAATACCCTGAAGAGCTACAAAAAATAAAAACTATTTTTGATTGGAATAGGAGGGACAATATTTTTAAGTCACGGTATATAGACTTAGTCGAGGGTGAGTTTGACAAGAGGGAGTATGGGTATTGGTTTATGAATAATAACACTCCTACCTACGTAACTGGTAGTCATTACATGTACTTACAGTGGACAAAGATAGACGTTGGACTTCCTGATTTTCGTGAGTCAAACAGGATATTTTATATTTTCTGGGAGGCTTGCAAGGCTGATGCTAGATCTTTTGGTATGTGCTACCTAAAGAACAGACGTTCTGGATTTTCTTTTATGAGCTCGTCTGAGTCTTGTAGCACTGGTACTATAGTTCGTGACTCTAGAATTGGTATACTATCTAAGACAGGTTCTGACGCAAAAAAAATGTTTACCGATAAGGTTGTTCCGATAATACGTAACTACCCATTCTTCTTCAAGCCTATTCAAGACGGTATGGACAATCCAAAGACTGAGCTTGCATTTAGAGTTCCAGCCTCAAAGATTACAAGAAGGAACATGGACGATGAAAAGACTGAAGAGATTGATGGTCTTGATACTACAATTGACTGGAAGAACACAGCTGACAATAGTTATGACGGTGAAAAATTACTCTTACTAGTTCATGACGAATCTGGAAAGTGGGAGAAGCCTGAAAACATATTAAACAATTGGCGTGTAACAAAGACCTGTCTTAGGTTGGGATCAAAGATTGTTGGTAAGTGCATGATGGGATCAACGTCAAATGCCTTATCAAAGGGCGGTGATAACTTTAAGAAACTATTTAACGATAGTAACCCTGCATCACGATCTGCCAATGGTCAGACCAAGCAGGGATTGTATTCTTTATTTATACCAATGGAATGGAATATTGAGGGGTACATTGATAGGTATGGATGGCCAGTTTTTGAAGATCCAAAAACACCAGTTATTGGAATGGACGGAGAAAAAATAACCAACGGTGTTATTACTTGGTGGACAAACGAGGTTACTGCATTGAAGTCTGATGCTGACGCACTAAATGAATTTTATCGGCAGTTTCCAAGGACTGAGTCTCATGCATTTAGGGATGAGTCAAAGCAGTCATTATTTAACTTGACAAAGATATACCAGCAGATCGACTATAACGACTCACTAATAAAGGATAGAGTTTTAACTAGGGGTTACTTCCACTGGAAGGACGGTAAGCCAGACACGACTGTTGTATGGACCCCAGATCAGAAGGGTAGATTTCTTGTGTCATGGATACCAGAGCAGAACAAAAGAAACAACGTAATAGACAGGAAGGGATTAAAGTATCCTGGAAATGAAAACATTGGATCGTTTGGGTGTGACCCGTATGACATATCTGGTGTCGTAGGTGGTGGTGGATCGAATGGTGCCCTTCATGGAATGACTAAGTTTCACATGGAAAACGCACCAACAAATGAATTTTTTTTAGAGTATATAGCACGGCCTCAGACAGCGGAGATATTCTTTGAGGATGTTCTTATGGCCTGTGTATTTTAT